CCAATGCGGCAAAACGGGCTTCCTGTTGTTCTCTGAAAGACTTAAACCATGCGGGTTCTTCGCCTTGTTCATTTCCTTTGTTTTTAGGATTTTGCTTGTTTGAACCAGCTTGACGAGAGCCGCCTTTTGACGTGTCATCGTCAACGTCGTCATCATCATCTTCTTCTTCTGATTCGGGGTGTTTTTTCTTCCATTCGTCAAGCAAACGGTTGGCTTGCGACTGGCCGAAAGTGAGGTAAGGGAGAACCGCTTCTATCTGCTCGTCGATTTCTGCGTTTACATCCTCTTCTGAGGCATCTTCTGCGGATTTCAGGTTATCGGCAATCTTGGCGGCGATACCCTTCAATTCCTTTGCGTTGAACCCTAACGCCTTCGCTTTAAGTTTCAACCTTACGAAAACTTGCTGTTGTCTGTTCATTTCATTTAGGTTTAAACAAAAAAAATAGTCTGCGTAGCAATGTAGCCAGCAGACTATTCGCATCTTCTTTCAGATGTGCCTCCGCCTAAACGGACAAACAGGTGTTTACGACAAGTCGGGTGGCGTACATCTTCATACGCTTTTTGCAAATATACAGTAAAGTATATGAATTTCATACACTTTTCAATAAAATATTGATCGAGTTTTATTTTTTTTAAGAAAAGAGGATAATAAAATAAGACAAAGTAATACAAAAACAAGATGGCTGGGAATGAGAGATTTATCATCAAGTAACCAACGGCAAGTGGAAGTGAATTTGCGTTATTATCCAGTTATTCTATTGAGAATGGCAAAGATTGTTTCATCAGTGAATCTGAAAATTGCGTGTGAGGTTGCAGCTGAGATACTATATAAGGCATTCATCGTTCATTGAAAGATAATCATTTTCAGTTAGAATAATACTGTCTAATAATTTTATATCAAATATATCTAATAGATTTTTAAGGGAGTGAGTCATTTTTATATCCTCATTACTAGGGTTTTTGTTACCGCTTGGGTGATTATGAACGAATATGACATTAGTAGAGAGGGTATCAAT